GAGCTTACAGATATGACTGGTGGTATTGATACTGCAGTTGATGAAATTATTCTTCTTGATAATGGTGCTGAGAGAAGAAAAAGATTTGCTGAAATCTTCGGATCTAATGCTTATAATAGTACAGCCTTTACTACTTGTATTGGTACAGTTGTTGCTTCGGATATATCCGGCTTTACAGGTTGCACAGGTACAACTACTCCTAGCAATACCCAAACCTTTACTAACAAGAGTGGTAGTAACAACCAATGGACTAACGATGCTGGTTATACAACATGTGTAGGAACGGTATACAATGTGCAGCCAGATGGTTCAACTACACAAGTTGTTAACGGTACGACAGATGTATGTATAGGTGTTGCTTCTACTTGTAATACTACTTGGAATAGTGCTTACGTAACAACTAAAGCGTTATCTGGTTGCAGTGGATTAGATTGCACAGGAACAACTACAGCAAGTAACTCACAAACATTTACTAATAAAGGTGGTAATATATCACAGTGGACTAACAATAGTGGTTATACTACTTGCACAGGTACAACGACTAATAGTAATACTCAAACCTTTACTAATAAGAGTGGTAATATTTCTCAATGGACAAATGATGCAAACTATACAGCTAATGCAACTACATGCTTAGGTAACGTTTGCAGTGACTTTGATCAGAATATCTTAACTAACTGTGGTTCAGTTTGCTTAGGTAAATGTGCTGGTAAGAGTATTTCAGAAGGTTCTGGTGTTGGTAACGTTGCTATTGGTAACTGCACACTATGCACAGTATCTACCGGTGATGCTAACTTAGGTATTGGTAAACAAGCTCTACAATCTGTTTCTACTGGTTCACGTAACGTTGCTATTGGTGATACAGCTGGTTTCCGTATTACAGGTAGTGATAACTTAGTATTTGGTCGTGCAGCTGGTTGCGGTATATCTTCAGGTAGCACTAACGTTGCTATTGGTAACTATGCAATGAGAACTACTACCAACAATGGTAGCAGTATTGATAACGTTGGTATTGGTAACCAAGCACTAAAGACAATTACATCTGGTAGTAAGAACGTTGCTATTGGATTTTGTGCTAACCAGCTTGGTACAACAGGTCAGAAGAACATCTCAATTGGTGCTTGCACAAATGCTAATACAGCTCTAAATGGTAGTTGTAACATTGCTTTAGGTGAGGCTGCCATGTGGAAGACTTCATCAGGTAATAATAACATTGCTATGGGCTTTGTTGCACTTGGTTGTAACTCTTCTGGTAGTTGTAACGTTGCTATTGGTTATACAGCTGGTAGATTTACTGGTACAGGAACAACACAAATGACAGCTCCTACAAAGAGTATCTTCATTGGTTGTGATTCAACTGGTGGTGGCGGTGCTTCAACAACAAATGAGGTTGTTATTGGTTCAGGTGCTGTTGGTTGTGGTAGCAATAAGATAATGCTTGGTAACAGTAGTATAACATCTGTATGCTCAAATGGTACATTCTCTACAGTTTCTGATCTAAGAGATAAGACATGCATATGTGATCTTGAGCATGGATTAGACTTTATTGGAGATCTTAAGCCTAAGACATTCAATATGATTACAGATAGAAATGACCCAACAGGATCTATTAGCTGTAAGCGTCATGGATTTATTGCTCAAGATGTTATTGCTCTTGAAGGTAATGATAACGTTATTATCAACAATGACAATCCAGATAGGTTAGGTTATACAGGTGAGCACATCATACCAATATTGGTTAAGGGTATGCAAGAGCAGCAAGCAATTATAGATGATCTTAAAGAGAGAATTAGCGCATTAGAGAGTTAAATATAAATAGAAATATATGTCACAGGAAATTAAAATTTGTTCAGCAGATAGTGGTTGCTTCTTAGGAGGCTTAAGTGCAGCAGATACTATATATTCTGCTAATCTTATACAAGGTGCTTGTATCGTTAAGGATGGTGGCACTAGTGCTCAATTCTTAAAAGCTGATGGATCTGTAGACAGTAATACATATTCAACATGTCAAGGTGATGTTACCGGTATTGATGCTGGAACAGCTATTACAGTTAGTGATGGTGGTACAGCTACTCCAACAGTTGGTGTTACATCATCTTGTGATACAGCTTGGAATGCTAAGACAGATTGTGTAGGAACAATAACTGGTGTTACTGCTGGTTTATTACTTTCTGGTGGTGGTACTAGTGGTACTGTTACATTAGGTATTGATAGTGGTGCTCTTAACATTGCTGGTGTTGATGCTGGTACAGCTTGTAAGCTTACTAAGTATAATGCTGCAGGTGACAATATTGAAGATAGTATTGTTACAGAAAGCTCTTCTCTTATTACTGTTGCTGGTGCTATCGATGTAGATAACATTTGCGCTAACGATACAAGTAACAATCTTAAGTATGGTTGTGATGTAGGTGCTGGAGGTATAGGAAACGTTGGTATTGGTAAGTGTGCTTCTAATGCAATGAGTACAGGCTTCAATAACGTTGCTATTGGTAACCAAACAATGAAAAATGCTAATGGCATTTGTCGTAACGTTGCTATCGGTGATTGTGCTGGAGAAGATTTAGCTGCTGGAGGTGATGATAATGTTGCAATTGGTACAGGTGCAATGCTTAATAGCACGACAATTACCGATAGTGTTGCTATAGGTAAACATGCTATCAACTGCGTTGCAACAGGTCGTGAGAACGTTGCGATTGGTTTATGTGCTTCTTATAGTCAGACAACAGGAACTAACAATGTTGTTTTAGGTGATTGCTCTAATAGTGGTGGTACTACTGGTAGCTATAACGTCTCTATCGGTTCACAAGCTGGCTTCTATGCTCTATCAGGTGATCACAACATGGCAATGGGTCAGTATGCACTCTATGATAACTGGGGTGGTGATTACAATACAGCAATTGGCTCTGCATCAATGCAATGTAATACTACTGGTAGTAACAATGCTGCTCTCGGTTATAGATCGATGATGAACAACACTACTGGTAATGATAACTTTGCAGTAGGTGAATGTGCACTTCAATCTAACGTTAATGGTATTGGTAACACAGCTTTAGGACATAATGCCTTTGGTAGTAATGTTACCGGTAACTACACCGTAGCCATTGGAGACAATGCAGGAACATACTTTGCTAATGGATGTAATACACTCTCTGCTGCTTCTGATAGTATCTACATTGGACGTAATACAAAGGGTAAGGATAACAATGATAGCAATAGTATTGTTATTGGTTACAATGCTTGCTCATGTGGACAAAATACTATTAAGCTTGGTAACAATGCCATTACAGCAGCTTGTATACACGTTGCTTGGACAGTTATTTCCGATGAGCGTGATAAGACAGATATTGCCGATCTTAACTATGGCTTAGAGTTTATTGGAGATCTTCAACCTAAAGCATTCAAGTATAGAAACACTCGCACCTCATCATCAAGTGATGGAGTATGCCGTTATGGTTTCTTAGCTCAAGATATTCTCGATACAGAAGATGGGGATGATGTTATTGTAAATAACGGAAACCCAGAGCAATTAGGTATTAACTCAGACTACTTAGTACCTATTCTTGTTAATGCTGTTAAGGATCTCAAGGCAAGAGTCGAAGCTCTAGAAGCATAAAAACCATATTGTATATATACATAAGAAAAGGTTAAAATAGGCTTAGAGAGGGTCTGAGCAACAAGAAACGGTAGGTTTGCACCTACCGCTCTTTATGTTAAATTGGTTAATGTAAGGCTTAAATATAGCCGAGATTGCGTAAACGAATACGCTCAGCTTCAGCAGCTTTAGCATCAGCATCATCTACTTTTTCTTCCTTAGGCTTCTTCTTAGCAGCTTTTTTAGGAGCTTTCTCGACAGCTTCTTTCTCTTCAGCAACCGGACTAAGAACTTCCTCGTCATCGTTTTTGTTTTTAAATATTCCCATGGTAATATTATTTAATCAAATGGTCTTACTTTTAGACAAAAAAAGAACGGGTCCATTTCTGGACCCGCTCTGGTTTAATTGTTATAAGCGGTTTAACCCGCGTTATCCTAGAAGTAGACTGAGCTAGATCCAGGAGTGAACTCTGTTCCAAGTCCCTGTACGATAACAACGTGGTAGTAAAGATTACTTCCAAAGATGTTGTCGACAACTCCGTAACGTGTAAGCAAGCCTACGCGTGGTGCGAAGTCGTTAGGTCCAACAGTGCGCTGAACCATGACTGGGATGTATGGGCAATAAATGATACCTGTGTCGTAGAACTCAGGTCCTTTGTATCCAAGGAGTGCGTACTCAATGCCAGTGTCTCCACCGGTGTAAGCACCGCTCTGACCGAAGTTACCATTCTGGACTTCAGTACGGGTGTCACGGTAAACATTGAAACGTCCACCAAGTGAACCGACTTTAGCGATTCCAACTGGCTGAGTGTTGATGTCACCAGCAACTGGGACCCACTGGAACTCAGGAAGCATCTCAAGGATAGCACATACACGAGGAGTAGCAACGATGAAGTTAGCAGCTCCGCGACGGTTACGAACAGCAATGCGGTTCGCCTCAACGATCAAGCGCTGATAGAAGTCACGGTTACGCTCAACGAGCCAACGGCCATCAGCAGAAGCAGGGCTCCATACCGAGAAACCAGGTCCGAATCCAGCACCAAGTGCGGACTGAATCATGCGCATAAGCATCTCACGGTCGATCTCAGCTTGGATCTCGTACGACATAGCGTTCGTGATCTCAGCGTCAACGTCGATTCCGTTCATGTTCTTAAGGTCCTGCTCAAGTTCAACTGACCAACGAGCGCCGAGGCGACGTGTACCAGCTTCAACAGCAGTCTTTTCGAACTTAACTTCAACCTGTGGAATGTTACCGGTGATCTCGAAAGCAGAAAGGATGTTAGCAACACCTTTGTCCTGATCGGAGAAATTCCAGTAGTCAGTATCACCAACAAGGTCATCTGAAGAAGCACCAGTGAAACGGGTGTCAAGCAACTGATATCCAAGTTCTGCATTTGCAACAGTACCAGCATAACCAAGCTTAGGGTTAGGTCCGGATCCAGCGCCACCTGCAGGAGGAGCACCAAGTCCATCAACACCTGAACCAAGCTCGTCGGACTGATAAGCATAACGCAAAGCGAAAGCAAGTCCAACTGGTCCACTCATTGGCTGAACACCAACGATGTCGTTAGTGATAAGCTCAGGGAAGGTACGACGAATCATTGGGATCAACACCTTAGGAAGGCGTTGGTCACCAGTCGCGTAGCTATCACTGGAAGTAGAAGCGTTAGGAGCGTAATTGCCACCGGCGTTAGCACCAAGCGCGCCACCAGGGCCAGCTACGTTGCTTTCTTCGAGGCACCATTTCTCTTGGTTTTCCAAGAGTACCGCGGTATTAAGGCGGGTGTGAGCGTCTTCGATAGCGGCGACGCTATCGGACGTGTAGTCGAGTACTGGAGCCCACTTTTCCAAGAGAGCATCAGCACGATCTTTATCAATAAATGATTGTGGTTTATTCATAATATGTTATTTTCTATTTTTTGTATTTCAACCTTCATGGGTCAAGCCCAAGTAACTCAGGTGACGAGCACCTCATTGTTTATGTTAAAGTAGAATTACTTCATCTTATCCAACCCGGTAATATATGGGTTTTCTGGAGTAGATGGTTCAACTTTTTCCACAACAACTGGTTTTGGAGCATCGGCCTTCACAGTGCGTTGGCTAATGGCTTCCTCACGAATAACCTCCATTTGCTCTTTTTCCTTACGGTCAAATAAGCGGGCGGTGTATTCGAAATTCTCTTCGATAAACTTTGGTGTCTTATCGGCTAAAACTTTCTTAAGATAAGCAGCTTTCTTCTCTGTAAACTTAGAAGTACGTGCCTCAAGGAAAACTGCGCTCTTAGCTTCGATGTAGTTTTCATTAAGTGTAGCGTTACTTGCTTTAAGTTTAGCAATTTCAGCTTTAAGCTCATCAATCTCTGTCTTACCTTCAACAATAGCGGTCTTAACGCTCTCTGCCATAAGGGAAGAGTCAACGGAAAGTGTATTGCGAAGATTGTGAAGTACGTTGAGTGCTTCTTTATTCTTAGTGGCTTCTAGGATAGCCTCAGTAGGAATAACATCATCAATGTATTCTTCAATGTAGTTGGAGATGGACTCAACAAGAGTCTCTTTAAAATCAACAGCACCTTCATTAAGCTCGGTCTCATATTTAGTGATGACTTGGGCAAGTTTCTTGGCATTGTTAGTATCAACAGCTTCAACAAGTTTTTCCATCTTTTCAGCATGGTCTTTGTCAATGCTTGCAACAAGTGTCTCAAGCTTCTCAGCATAAAGGTCATCTTGTTGGGTAAGTGCGGCTTCAACAGAAAGCTCAAGCTTTTCTTTGAACGCATTCTCGATAGCTTCTACACTTTCATTAGTGAGAACCTCTTCAAGGTCTTTGGGTAATTCTTCTTTGTTCATATATTTTTAAAAGAGTGGTTTTTCTGCAGCCTGACGGATTCGATCTGTCAACTTATCCTCAACAGCTGATTGTAAATATTTATTCGCACTAGCGTAGTTTTCGTCAGAAAGTGCATCAATAAACTTGACAATCTTTGCTTTTGTAGAGCTTTCCGGTGGAGTCTCTAATTTTTGTTCTTCAGACATACAGTTATTTAATATTGTTTAGTTGAAAATCTAGATCTTGTTAATGAATCCCATGATTCTCTCAAGGAGATACTTCTCAACTTCCTTCTTAGGAAGTTTGCCGACAGACTTTTCAAACTGGTCATATGCTTCTTCATACTTACCATCTTCAGCAAGTACCCATTGTTTTGACTCAAGGATACCATTTACGAATGCTTTTGGATAAGATGGATCAGCAACACAATCAACAGCTACAAGCTTAAGGTTACGAACAACATTGTGATCGTTACCTTCTTCAAGGCTACCAAGAGCGCGTGATGACATACCAACTTTAACACCATCATTGATTAATGCACGGACAATCTGTCCACATGGTGTAGTAAGGACTTTAGACTTACCGTAGAATACATTTCCATCTTGAGTTAGTTCGGTTACCATGTGGCAAGCACGTTCAAGATCAACATCTGCGGTAGTAGGGTGGTTGAGTTCTCCCATTGCACGACCTGGCTTTACGAAAGTCTCGTTATAAACGGCGACTTCACGCTCAAGCTCATCAAGAGGGTAAACACGCTTATTGCGGTTTACATCTTCAGCCATCATGTAAGGTCCCTTAATAAAAAGGTTAGATGGGCTGTTCTTGTTGGTCTGCTCTTCAATGACTTCGAATTGGTCATTGAGGTCAGGATTCTCACAAACAAGGTTAAGTTTAAGTGACATACATATATTTATGCCCAGAGCCTATGTTATCTCTCTTTCTGTAAGGATTAAAAACTTATACCCTCTTCCCTCACAATATTTCTTAGCAGCTTCCCATTTACATTGATTTGTAACGTAAGCTTTCTGTTCGTATATAAGATTACTCTTCTTTTTATACTTAGTTGTAGGTGGTAGAGTTTGCTTATAAGGCTTAATCTCTACACAATACTTAGTAACTTGATCACCTTCTCTTATAACAACGTAGTTATCGATATGGTATCTATGTGTTCTACCAGTTAACTTATTGAAGTAAGGTATCTTAATATTCTCTGAACCCCACTTAATAACATTGGGATTGTTATCACAAAAGCGAAAAAACTTAAGCTCTAAGCCAGATCTATAAACAGCACGTTCGCCTATAAATTTGTCCAAGTTAGTTGGAACAAATATACCTTGACGATACTTGCTATTCTTTTTCATTACCCTACAAAGAAGTCAATTGGATCTCCATCCCCGAATCCAGCAGATCCACCGGTCATAAGCTTCTCTTCAAGCTCAGCTTTCTTAGCAATACCTTCTTGAAGTATATCATAGTTAAGAGCTCCACCACCAAGTAACTGAACACTACCAAACTTACCACGAACCCTACCAACTGTAATCATAGAGAGTGCTAATGCATACTCATATACCCACTGCTCTTTAACAATATCACGTAATGGTCTCTCGATATAACATGAAAGAACACCATAGAAGCGCTCACCACCACGTGGTTGAGGGTACATCTTTAAGTATTGAGTTCTATCATCGAATACAATATCCTTCCTAAGTGCGAGCATCTTCTCACGAGTATCAATCCACTCCTTCATTGTATACCATGATATAAGATCAAATCCATAGTTACCCATTGCATATGAGAAGTATGTTTGTTGAGCTAATGTTTGCTCAAGAGTAAATAGAGTATTGATTCCTGTATTGGATCCTTCTTCAAAGTCTGTAACTGCAATGACCTTTCTGTAGTCCATAAGGTCATAGTCAAAAGCATTTTGGAATGTAGTTTGTTCTGTCTCATCACAACCACCTTCTGTTCTTATTGTTCTACGCTTATTAGGTTTAAATGCAGAGGATAGTGTATCACTAAATGTTGTAAGAGTATCTACAAGGGTATGATCAAACAACTCACCAATCTCAATACCATCTTCAAAGTCAGCAGATAGAGCAGAGTTGGAAGAGAAGAGAGTTCCTGATACAGCTTCTTGTGCTGTGTATACAATATCGGGAGTCTCACCGTAGAACTCTGGACCAGGTCCTAATGGATTAGTACCAGCAATCTGCTTGCGGTTGGTATCCATATCAGTGTTAGCAAGAGTATAGAGCATGTCTAAACGAATGCCTTTATTAGTCTCATAGAGAGCTGAGTCAAAAATCATATACTCTCTAGTATAACCTGCAAACTTAGTGAAGTACTCTACAGCAATTTGAATGTTTTCGTGCAACTGATCAGGGTGAATCTCTACCGATACAAGAGGATAACCTAATGCCCTTTTCATACGATCACCTAAACGTCCATAACAATCAATCTTATTGTTGAGATTGGTGGAGAGAAAAGCTGAGAGAGGGGTGATTTCGCAAGCTGCCATACCATTATTTAATACATAGTTGTAAAATCTCTCTAAAAAATCTTGTATTTGATATCTCTGGTTATAAATATTGACATGGCTTTTAAGACAACTTTAGTTCCAGCTCCAAGTGGACAACCAGATGCTCGCTATACAGAGGCATACTTGGAGGATTTCATCAACACTACCGTTGGTGCCGGCGTCCTTATCCAAGTTCTTGAGAATCGAGGTTCTCAACTTATCCTTATTTGGGATGATGGCCTATAAGATTTTTTCGTTGTAGTAGTTTTAAAGAGTCGCTCTTCGGAGCGGCTCTTTTTTTATGCCTCAAGCGTGTACGTAACGTTAAGTGTAGGTCTGTTAGTAAGTGCGTCATCACCGAGTGCATCTGAAGCTGATAACTGCTGACCATCAGATGGGTGAAGTCCAAGACCTAACCAACCTCTATTAGCTGTTGTATTTGTCTCTCTAATCCAGCTTTGAATAATATTAGCTGATAGAGGAATTGTTATAGGACCAACATACTGATCCTGCCCAAGCCATTTACCCATGGCTGTAAGATCGTAACACTCATTACCAGAGTCAAGAAGGGTACCATCCATTGTATTATAAGTCATCGATGTAAGATCAAGCTCTGCAGCTGTAGTAAGTTCATGCCAAGTTTGTCCCTGTCCTTCTTTGAAAACATAATACGATATAGATGCTTCATTCACAACTACGTTACTTGATGATGGTCCAAAAGCTGTACCAAGGTCATTCCATGTCTCGAATGAGTAACGTTCAAGTGCTGTTGTAGCTTGCTTGTCAATGATCATTGTTCCAGCTGTTTCATAGTTTGTAGTAGGGACACCACCATCAATGTATGTGTCTACATGGCCTGTATATCCATTTACACCTTGTGTGAAGCTAATTGTAAAGTCGTTTGAACCTTCCGGAATAGTAAAATTGTTTAACTTATAGTAGAAGAACGAAACGGAGCTACCACCAGCAAATTCTGATATTGTAAAGTAACCTTCATCATTATGCTCAAAGCAAATAGACTCACCCTGAGGTTCTTGTGAGAGTGCTGAACCTCTACCAACATAGTTTGTTTCTTCTGTTGGAGCTGAAAGAGTCATTACTGTTGCCCAATCATCTGATCTATTTGTTCTATAGAACTGATAAACCTTATTGTATGTCTTAACTAATACATTGTCTAGACCATTACTAATACAAGCAGCAACAGCGTTAGCAGGTGATATAACACCACCGGTTTCTTCAACAACATCAGCATGCATCTCACCATGATAGGTTAATGTTTGAGTACCTGTATAAGAAGCTTGAATTGGGAGTGAGAAGATAAAGTTTCTTGTCTCACGTTTAGACATGATGTAGATCTTTCCATCAGCTGGACATGCAAATGAGGCTTCAGCATCACCTAATATACCTCCACCCTCCCATGTAGGAGATGCAGGATAAACAAAGTCAATAGTATCAAAAGTAGATACTGTAAGGTTAGAACCAGTAATGGTTGGCTCTTCAAATCTATAGATTGTTTTAGTAGTTCTATTAGCACTGTTATCACCAAACTCCATTAAGAGAATATAACTCACACCTGTTGAAAGATCTTTATAACCTGATACTTCCTCAGCATCACTCCAAGTAACCCCATTCAAAGCTATGGTGCATACTTTATCAGAGTCTCTATCAATAACAAACATTGTTGTGTTAACTGAGTCATCAACAGTTACAAAGTAATTCTCATTACCGGATTTGGTCATTGCATAGATGCCAGAGATCTCATCCATTGATCCATCATCATGTGTTGCTGCAGCAGATGCAGGAAAGAAGTTAGCAAGACCTCTTGTAAGAACGCCACCGGTTCCATCATATCTTTGACGATAGAATATTCCTCTATCAACTGCTTTTAAGGTAGTAGAAAAGTTTGGTAGTGTTCGTGACATATTAAGGTTCTGTGTAAGCTATTGTAAGCATTGGGCGTTCGGAGACTGTACCTCGTTCACTCGATCTAAACTGAAGACCATCACCAGAGTGATCAGCAACAAACACCATACCATGGTTAACTGTAGGGTTATTAATCCATTCTTGTACAGTTGATGCATCAAGTTCAAAGAGTGATTGACCTGTGAAGTTGTTAGCATCTAATACAACTGTTGGAACAGACATTGCTGAAGCGGGATAGCCTACTGTATTGTTAGCTGTTACACCACCTTGAAGTCTTGTACCAATAGTACTATATGTTGTACTTTCTGCAAAGGCTTCATGAGCTTTATATACTCTTGCTCCTTGACCTTCTGAGTTAATATTAACTGTCATACCAGCTGAAGTAACCGTAACATTTGTACAATCTGTAAAGGCAGTCTCAATATTATCAAACTTAACAAAACCAAATCGTTCGTTAGAGGCGTTCTTATCGATAATAACGGATGCGGTACTACCTCTACCTGTTGATTCATTAGCACCTGATTGAACATATGTGTCTGTGGTACTACCGTAACCATCTATACCTTCCTGGAAAGATACCCAATTAGCAACTGGACCACCACCCTGAGTAACACATGTGAATTGTGAATCACGAACCGTACCACTTGTTGAGTCTGTTCTTAGAGATACGCAAACCATCTGATCACTACCTGTATTGTCTGGAGCTGCAGATAGGTCAAATGTACCTTCTCCAAATATACCTCCAGTGATAGTAAAGCTACCATCTGCTTCAACGAATGTACCTGTTGGTGCTGTTGTGTAATAGTAGGTACCATCACCGGCATTTGTTGTTGCTGTATATGTGCCTGTATTACCTTCTTGAACAACTGTTGGTCCGGTTAAGTCGTAGTAAGTAGCTAACTTAACGGTTGATAGACCCATATTGAATGAGGTGTCTGATGAACCTGTTTGGTTCTGAGATACTTGAACAGCAAGATAGTTGTCACCATCCACAAGAGCAGACCCTGGTATTGTACCAGTAAGTCTTGAGTTATCACCACCATCACCACCACTTGCTGCAAGTTGATTCCATGCAATAGCTCCTGATGCCCAGTTGTTGGATCTAGCTTGTTCGGAACCATTCACATAAAGTACAGCTCCATCATCATACTTTATCTCAAAGTCAAACTCTTCATATTGATCACCATCGGTAATGTTAACTGTCTTTCGATAGAAGTATGCAATATTACTTGCGTTTTTAGTCAATGTGGTAGCCTCATCACTATCACCGAAACCAAGCTCACCAGGACCACTTGACCAACTACTATCATCATATCCTGTAGTTGTGAAAGCTCCTGGATCTGCAGCATCATCATAATACTTCCAAGTAGCATCAAAAGCAAACTGTTCATATGTACCTGGTGTAGGACCTGTGGAACCTGGATCAACATCAACAACTGTAGTTGAGATAGATTGAAGAAATGTACCTGAGCCACCAGTTGCTGTCCATAACTGTAAGTTGTATAAAATATTACCTTCTGTAAAGTCTGTATCTGGTGCTGCAGAAAATGTAGTAGTTCCTGTACCACTTGAAGTTGTAATAGCTTGCTCTGTCTCAACAAAGCCACCTGACTGTACTGGTCTTAAGTAGAATGTACCATCAGAGACACCATCTTTAAGTGTTAGTGTATATGTACCAGCTGCAGCTCCTTCATTAAGAGTAGCAGGACCTGCTAATACATAGTCAGCAATCTCTCTTGCAGATAGACCTGCATCCCAACCAAGGTCAGAACTTGTAATGTTAACCTGATGCACTTCACAAGCTAATACGTTAATACCATCTTGAAATGCAGATGCAGGTATTGTTGCAGTATATTGAGCATTGTCTGCTACTGTAGCTGTAGCGAGTGTAGAGTGATTATATGAAGATGTATTCATATTAGCATCTGCTACTATGTTACCATTAACATAAAAGATAAAACCATCATCATAAGTTATATCGATATCATACTCATCATATGTATCTCCATCAGGTAGAATAACTGTCTTTCTAAAGTAGTAGGTAATGTTACCAGTAGTGAGAGATGTTGTTTCTCCATCACCTCCAAATCCAAGTTGACCTGCTCCACTTGACCAACCACTATCATCATAAGAACTATCTCTCCATGAAGTCCCTAAATCTGTATCAGTATCTTCATACTTCCATGTATCACCTTTTGCTGTAACTTCAACAAACCCAACATCAGGTTGTGTTAGAGGTGAAGCATCTGTAATGGTTGTTGAAAGGGTTTGAAGTACTGTGTTAGATGAGTTTCTAAATCTTATTTCAATAACCTCATCATCTGATCGATCACTGTTAGTTGCACCGGTAAGGTTAAATGTACCCAACTCGTTTGTTACGTTAAAGGTACCAGATGATGTAGTTGTTCTATCTGTAGGTGATACAACAAAGTTAAAGATACCATCACCTGAATTATCTCTAAAGTTAAAGGTTCCTGTAGATCCTTCTTCAATCTCCGTAGGACCAGAGGAAGAAAGAATCGCTATAAACGGTTCATACTTCTTTTCTCTTCTGCCACCAATAGCACTGGAATATGCTATATCAAGTGGGAGAGAATGATCTGATCTTGATCGCATTGACATCACTCTTATTTAATGGAGTGATGTGGGTTCTCAACCATTATTCATCAGCTCCAGCATCAGGACCAGGGGCTTCAGCAGCAGCTTCTTCAGCACCTGCATCATCTCCTGCAGCAGCATCACCTCCAGCAGGACCTCCACCGAACTCGGGAATACCACCATCTCCACCACCAGCAGCTCCACCACCAAAGTCTCCAGCTTCACCTTCACCACCAGCTCCAGCTTCATTAGCAGCAGCAAGTTGCTCTTTCCACATTGGACCTGCAGCTTGAATCTGTGCAATCTCCCATTGGAACTCAGCATCTTTTCTCATGAACTCTCTGTTAGCAAGAATGTCTCTATCCTTCCAACCAAGATACTTCTTTTGAGCATATGTAACTGAGACAAACTCGTTACTTGCAAGAGTATTGAAGTTTGCAGCCTTAAGCTCAAGCTTCTGATTCTCACGCATCTCATAGTAGTTAGTAGGAGGAGTAAATGCAACATCAACGTTAGTCTCTGAAAGACCCATCTCTTCCCATATACCCTTAAGCTTAAGATGAGTTACAAAACCCTTCTTAATAGATGCTGCCATAAGTTGTTGTTGACGAACAATAAACTTAGCAAACTTAAGCTCTTCACGAAGAATAGAAGCTGGATCAACTGTACGATCTTCTGGATCAATACGGGTAGCAGGTACTTTAAGAGCTCTGTAAAGCTTCTTGATGAAGTACATAAGGTCAGTCAACTCACCGAGGTTAGCACCTCCAGGAAGCTGAGTAACGGAAGTACCTTCAGAGCCTTGACGCTTAGCAAACCAAAATGCATCAAGCATTGATTGAGGACTAAACTTGTTTACTACATTAGATTGATCATTATCAAAGGTCTTCTTTGACCAATAGTTTTGAATAAGCTTACGAAGATAGGCTTCAGCTTTAGGTGGAGCCATATTACCAACATCAACGTTAAATACGAGACGTTCTGGAGCTCTTACCAAACGGTAAATAACAATAGCATCTTCAATAAGAGCAAGCTGACGATATGGTCTACGAGCATTCTCAAGGAAAGGAATAACGAAGTCTTTTGTCTCATTATAGACTCCTGAGTTAGCATAAACGATTTGATTCTGCTCCATTGGAATCATTTCGGTCTTCTCAACCTTATTAGGTTGTTGAGTGCTAAAGATTGGCTTCTTATAAATGAATCCTTTAACAAGCATGTTTTGGATGTTATTATAAACCGGATCAATAATCTCAGCAGGGATGTTAATCAATCCAAGAACACCTTCTTTAGTGTAGTCTTCATGAAGAACTTGCTCAAAGTATACCTCACCTTCAACAAGTAGCTGTCTGAAGTAAGTCCAACCCTTAGACTTAAGATCATAATAGTCAACATACCTATCAAACTCCATGTCAAGATCTGTCTTTTGATCTACATCAAGTTTAATATTCTCATAAGCAATCTTAACAACACGACCATTCTCATCTGGATTGATCATTTCATCACAAATCTCATCAAGAGCTTCTGATACTTCGTTGTTAGCGGACATAACACGATAGTCTCTCAAACGACTACCTTTATCCTGATCAAGTGATGCATACATAACATCATTGAAGGATCCATCCTTACCAAAGTCACCAATAGGGATATTGTTATAAGGATTAGAAGAAGTTACAGATGACTTAACAAGAGCTTCTGCTCTCTGCTGACCATTCTTTGCAAAGTACTTATACTTATCATTTAGAGCATCATCTTCTTGTGATGCATATGGAAGACGATTAGAGACATAGCTCATAAGGTTTCTACCAAATGTAGCAGCTCTTCCGTCATTAGTTGGATTTGTGTTGGCCATCTTAAGTTATTTATT